GATTGAATTCTGGTTGATTGAAACAAAAAACCCTACTTAAAGAACGCGCACAAGTTGATTTTCCTGTTTGTGGTTGACCTACAAAGAACAGTAAAGGAAAAACATTGGTTGATTGATAAATAACATCTCGAAAACAGCACGCAATCATATACAGCGAAGTGATTATTCCATTGTTGCCATAAACTTTCTGAATTTGTTCGCTCCAAAGCTTATAATTTACTTCTTCATTGAAATTATACTTCAAATAGCGATCAGCAACATAATCATCTTGATCATTCTTGAAAACGGTATTGATTTTTGAAAATGCTGGCAAAAAGTATTTTTCACCATTTTTTTCTATCAATCCATAATCATCAATTCGCTTAAAATTTTTATCATAAGCAATTCCATCAGCAAACGCATAAAACTTATTGTCTGGCTGCCATCCTAAAGTTGTTAAAGGTTGGCAATAAAGAAATTTTGACATGTATTTGATGTAAAAGTTTTGATGCTGAAAAGCGGAACCTTTAAACCAAAAATTTCCATGGTTGGCAACAGCTTCGCGAAATCCTTGTAAAGAAAGCCATTGCTTGTTTTTGATTTCAATAATGGTTTTTTTATGTGGATTTTGAATTTCAATAATTCTATCTGAATCATCCTTGGAACCAACCTGAAACACTGGTTTAATTATGAAATTTGTAACGCGTTCAAAATCCTTAAATGAATTGCCTTTTGGAAAATAATAGCCAATTTTCTTTGGATCTGTTTCTGAATAAAAACCAAATTCGCTAAAATCTTGAATTTCATCTTTGGATAAATGCCGCGGCAACACAAAACCATCCACATCTTCTTGATTCTGTGCCGCTTTCTGTGTTAAGTTAAGCTTTACCTTTTCTTCAACTGTTTTGCGCTCTAATTTGTATTCTTTTGCAAACAATTTTACATAAGAATTGCGCAATTGTGCATCTGTAATTACGGCAACAATTTCAGCAGCTTGAATTTCAGCATTTGTTTTTTCAATCGTTGTTTTTGCTTCAGAATAAATTTGTTTCACCAGGTATTCAACAGCATCCACTTTTGCTTCCAAAATTTCACTTTTCAAAGCTTTATATTCGGAAGTTTGGCGCGATTTTACCAAATCATCAGGATCCATTCCTTGTGCTTCTGGAATAAACAAGTAAACTTTTAATTCATTTTCCAAGCATGCAATTGTATCTTTTTTAATGGAAGCCAAGCCAGCTTTATCATTATCTACAAAAAGCATTACAGTGTCACAATATTTGCGAATCATTTGCATTTGGTCCACAGTAAATGCAGTTCCAAGGGGTGCAATAGTGTTGTGAAATCCGATTTCGTGCAAAGATGTTACATCAAAATTACCTTCCACTTTAACAGCAAAACCCATTTCACGCATTGAAAACTTCGCCAAATGAATTCCAAGCAAAGAATTTGATTTTGAATAAGCTTCAGTTTCTGCTGTGTTAAGAATCTTTGGAATTGTTTTTCCTGGTGCTGGTTCAATTATGTTTCTTCCTGAAAATCCAATTAACTTTCCTGAATCAGTGAAAATCGGAAACATTATTCTTCCACGAAAAAAATCATAAACTTTTCCATTATCAGATTTCTTTGCTAATCCAGCTTTGATGATAATATCTTCAGAAAATCCTTGTGCTTTTAAATTTTTCTGAAGTGCATCAAATGAATCTGGAGCATAACCTAATGCAAATTTTTCATAAGTTTCAGGTTTTGCCCTCATTTTATCAACAGCAATCAAAGCCAAGTTTTCTTCTGAAGTAAAGAATTCAAGTGCTGCTTGATTGACTTCAGTTAAAGTTTTAATGCGTTCTGTTTTTTCCTGGTATTCTTTAGATCTTGGCGAATCATCAAATTCAACAGCAATTCCAAATGAAGATGCAATTTCTTTGATTGCTTCTGGATAGCTCATTGAAAATTTTTGCATCACAAACGAAATTCCATTTGCGCCACCTTTTCCAGTGCTAAAACATTTCCAAAGGTTCTTGGAAGGTGAAACATTAAAGGATGCGCTTTTTTCTTCAGTAAATGGTGATTTTGCTTTGAAAGATGAACCTGATTTTTTTAATTCAGGAACAAATTTGGAAATCACTTGAACCAAATCTAAATCATTAACTGCATCAATTGTGGTTCTACTTAACATATTCAGGAAGTTTTGAAAAGTGAATGATTTCGCGATTAAGAATGCGCGCCACAGTGAGCGAATGTTGAATTGCTGGCGAAGTTTCATTCGTACAGTTAACAACAAGATTGCATTCTAATAATTGCGCCACATTCTCTTCCATATCTTCCTGATTAATTAAAACTATTGATTTAACGTTTTCGACTTGATAATTTGAAAGTTTGACAGCTTTCGATTCATCACCAGTTAAGATGATGAATAAATTTAAGTTTTTCATGATTTTTATATTAGGGGTGGTAAAATTGACATTTTTAAGAAAACAATCAAATGACTACTTTCTTTTTGCTAAAGCGTAAGCTTTTAACTGCCTTTCTTTTCTGTATTCTTCAGCCAAAATCATTGCTTCAGCAATTGTTTCTGTGTTGGCATATTTAACAGTTAAATGCCTTCTGATGCTGTTTGGAATCAATCGCTTTCCTGTTTTTTCAAGGATGCGCTCTTGTAATTTTTCAGCATAACACCAAGGTAAAGAATTTCGCAATCGCATAAGAGTTTCTTCTGTGTAATCCATTTTATGAATTTTTAATTTTTGATTTTTAATGTTTAATTTTTTCAGCTTCTTTTAAAAAATTTAGCTTTTCGCGTGCTAATTGCAAAACTTGAAGCATTTGTTGTGGTTCCAATCCAAATTCAATCATTTCATTGATCCATTTGTTTGCAAGTTTTTCTTCTTTAGATAGTTTTATTGCTTTTAATTTCATGGGTGCGAGAATTAATTTTTTGACAAATATATATAATTAATTGAATTAAATGAATTAAATGAATTAAATTTTTGATATAAAAAAAGGCTTACAAAATTGCAAGCCTTTAATCATTTGTTTTTTAGAAAATTAAGGTTTCCCAAATAGCAATTTTCCGATTTTTTTAATTTTTTGAATGAATGGAATTGGTTCAACTTTCACATTCAATTGGCGATCACCAACTTCATTTCTGTTGAAATCCACATCAACATTTGGTGTGTCAATGTTTACTTTAAGCGGTTTTTTTGGGCGGTTCTTTTCCATGATCTTTTGGTTTTGGTTTGTAAAAAATAAATAAAATTGTCGCAACAACAAACAACACTATTGGAATTGATTTTACTATCAATTCAGGTGTTGATAATGAATTTGTGATTTCTTGAATTATTACTTTTTTCCCTTTTATCCATTGATAATGTGTCAAAGTATCTTGCGAAAAAGCAGAAAAGCAGAATAGAAGCGCAATTATTAAAGTTGAATTTTTCATTTTTTTAAAAATATTGATTTGATTTTAGAGATTATAATATCATAAACATCATTAACAAATGAATCCAATTTACTGGTTAATTCATTGGCAACCCAGCCAATTGAAAATGATGCTAAAACAAGAATTTTTGGTGATAAATCTTTAAAAAAAACATTCAATAATGCAATGCCACCATACGCAACAATTCCACCCACTAACATTGAAAGAATTGTTGTTCTTCTTGGTAATTTCAATTTTAATGATTTAATCAATGCGCCACCACTACCAACTCCAGTTGAAATAAGATCAAGCCAAAATTCAGAATTTTTCATGCAATAAAAGTTTTTGATGCCACAACTTCAGGAGCTGGCAATATATCGTTAATAATTAAGTGATTTTGCGCCTTGGATAAATACGAATTTCCCATTGATTCAAAGTTGGAAATCTGTTGATGAATTTTATCCGCGTTTCCTGGTGCATAAATTTGCTGATCAGTGTCTTTATCAGCTGAATATTCAACCAATCCTTGTGGTGTTAATTTCACAAGTGATTTTCTGAAAGCATTGGCAACTGTAAAATTCACAAGTGCATTCTTGGTAAATTTCAAAGCAATTTCTTTTGCTGGTTTATCAGCATCATCAGGAATAGTTCCAATGAATTCATCAACTATTTCATTAGTCAAAATTGCACGCAAATTGAAATCAATTGCTTCTTCTTGTTGTTGTGCTAATAATGGAAATAACAAATAAGGGCGCGCCATGTGTTGGCGAATATTGAAATCTAATGTTGTTTTGATAATCAATGAATCGCGCAAAAGAAAAGCATTTTGCAATTCATAATCTTCAAATTGTGCTGCATCACTTTCAATGGTGCGAATCAATTCAGAAATGTATATTTCACCACTTTCAATAAAAGAAGCTTCAACCTTTTTTACTTGACTGGAATAAGCCGCTTTTGAATTTTCATTTTCTTCGCGTAAAATTCCCAAATCACCAATCACAACTTCGCCTGTTTGCGCCCATTGGAACATGGAAAAATAAACAACAGCTCCTTCGATGAAAGATTTTGCTTTTACAATGGCTTCATTTGTGCTTGTTGATGCAAGAATCAATTCACAAAATTCAGTTGAAAAATACTTATTGATGAAATTAGCAAATGCAATTGCTTCATGTGCATTTAAGCGCGTAGCTGTAAAAGCATTGCTAACATTGACATATTTTTGAACTTGTGCAAGATTTTGAATTATCATGGTTAAACAGTTTTAGTTCCTGATTTATTTTCATTCAATGTTGTTGGCACAATGTGTTCAAATGTCCATTTTACATTGCTTGGCCATCCATTAACAATTCCAACTGTGCGCAATGGCTTCAACACAATCATTTGTTCTGCATAAGAAGCGGAAATGGTGTTATCCATTCCAACTCTTTTATCACTTCCAGAACCAGCACCCATTGAATTGGATTGTGTGCTGATATTTGCCAATGAAACATCAACACCAATTGCGCGTGCTGTTTGCATGTCGGCTTCTTGCAAAGATGTTAAGAACTGATCCTTTTTTATTGGATCTTTCAATTCTGTAATTTTCCATCCTGGAATTTCTTTTCCTGTTGCTTGATGAATTCCGAAATGTGAATAAAAGTTTCTGCCAGCGTTTTCAAAACCAAGCAAGTAAATATTCATTTCATTCATTTTTTCATCTTGCAAAGTGCGTTTTTCTGCTGGTGTTTTGGTGTTCCAATCTTTATAAACTTTTTCCCAGTAATCATAAGGAATTTCAATATGGTAACGCAAATTAAATCCATTGTTATTGATTTTATTCATCAATAATGGAACAGAAAGCGAATAATCCAACCAACCATTTGATTCAAACAATCCAATGTGTTGTGGAACAGCGTAAAGTGTTCGCCCAGGTGATGGAAGATTGTTGTGTGTGATGAATTTCTTTTTTAATTTTAAAACTTCTTCGCGTCTTACTGAATAATCATCAAGAAATTTCACATCAGTATAATCTGAAGGTTTATCTGGCCAATTGGAATTGATAAACACATTTTTAATCATATTATTTTCAATCAATCCAAATCGGCAAAATTCAGCTTCTTGATGCCAAATATTTACAATTTTATCATTCTTGATGTTGAAAATGAATTCACAGAAAACATTGTTATACATTTTTAAATCCATCCAGCGCTCCAACATGATTAATTCCAAGTCATTATTTTGCAAGAATTCTTCTATTTCTGGAATGGCTGAATAATCTCTTTTTATTCCTTCTTCTGTTCTAATTTCACGATAATATTGAGGGCCACGACCAAACAAGGTTGTTGCCATTTTTATCAAAAGCGGATAAGCAGTTGTTGTTTTTTCCAGCTTTTGCCTTTGTTCTGTTGGTTTTAAATTATTGGTTCCCCAATATTGCAAGGTTGTGCCTTGAACATAAGGTGTTGAAATTGGTGTTGTTGGTTTTGTTGCCGCATCTGGTGCTAAAGAAACAACAGTTCCAGAACCATGAAGCACTGCAAAATTTTCACCAACAAATTCAACTTGGTTTTCTTTACTCATAGCATAACTCTTTTATCATTGAACATTAAAATCAAAGGTAAATGCACTGGCTTCAATGAAGAAGTTTGGCGATCACCCATGTAAAGTGTGAAAATTCGTGTAAAATTTGAATAATGGTTTCTTTTTTTAACCTTTAAATCCTGAATTTTTTGATTTTTAGTGCGTTCTGTTTTTGCCTTGGTAACTCTTCCAGTAATTGTGCGCAATTTCCCACCACTTTTGCGCATAATATCAAGCGAAACATATTGGATTTTTACCAATTCGCCAGCATCAATTGCTTCCACTACTTTTTCAAATCGAATGTGATTCATACTACAAAAATCAAAGATTTTACATAAAAATATAATGACAAAAAAAAGCCACCTTTTCAGATGGCTTTTCCGCTTTCCATTTTACCTAAATTTACAATATGGCACTATTGAGATTCAAATATAAAGATTTTTTGTAAGAATCAAATAAATAGCAAAAACTGTTGCAAAAAATAAAGCTAAAAATCCAGCAATAAATAATGAAAATGCAAAAATGTTTTCAATGCAAGATGTGGATTTGCTTTCATTCAATCCATTTTCAAGAAAATCAATTTCATCTTTAATCAGCATTGCAGCTTCAGAACTTGGCGCAATATCGCCTTCAACAACTAAAAACTGATAAGACTTTCTTAGCTTTTCAAGTCGTTGATTAATTGGATGGTTGGTGTGTAACTCTTTCATATATTTCACATTTAATTATAAGTTTAGGAAATAAATCAAGCTTTTTTAAAGCTTCATCTTTGGTTGGTGCATCAATGAATTTATAAACAACTTTTTGTTTAAATTTCCCATTGACAGGAATGTAATTTTTGACTGTAAACTTAAATGTTGCCATGATTTCTATTTTTCAAGGTTTTGTTTTATATTCTGTTCTGATAGTCTATCCATTTCAACCATCACTGTAAACCAATTCTGTTTCATTTGTCTATCAAAATCACCAAACACTCCAGAATGCGAAAGCTGAAGCATTGAACCAGCCCATCCACGATCATCCATGTGAATTTTTGATTCTACTTCTTGGAACAGATAGCGAAGCACTTCAAATCTTTGTTTGCGCACGCTGGAAAAATACAGATAGTTTGCGATCAAATATTCCATTGGCAGTTTTTTAATTGCTTCAATTCTTGCTTTGCATTTTTCAGCATTGAATTCTTCGCGCACATCACCATTCCAAAAATCAGAATTGATAAATTCTTTCAGGTTCTTTTTTTGTGGCCTATACATGAAAGCAAACATTTGTGCCAATTCATCAACATCTTTTCCATTGGATGCGCGAACAAAAGCAGTATCAATTCGCGTGAATTCATCAGCTGTGCATTTATCCATCAATCCAGTTGGACCATATAAAGCAGAATCTTTGAATTTTACAGCAGAGAGCAAATTGGTTTTGAAATCAGGAACATCTAATAATGCAAAATTCACGAATGGCAAAATATCAACCCATTCTTCAGCTGTGATTTTATTTTGAATTTCCATTGGAACATCAGATAACAATGCAAATGTTGGAATTCTTATTGCATTAAATTCAACCAAATTTGCTTCTTTGTGAATAAATTGCATCCTGAATTTGGCAATAGTTAAAAATTGCTCCTTTGTCATTTCTGTGAAAGAAGAAATTAACTTATAGATTGATTCATTGATTTTTATTTGTTTCATATTGGCAAATTTACACGATTCAACATTGCTTGTGAAACATGAGTATATATTTCAGTTGTTTTGGTTGAAGAATGGCCAGCAATCTTTTGAATCATTCTAATATCAGTTCCGTTTTCCAATAGATTTGTAAAGCACGAATGGCGCAATTGGTGAATATGACCTTTTTGATCAATGTAATTCTTGAAAATAGCTTGGCAACTTCTTACAGAATATTGCGGAGAATATTGACCATTGAAAAGAAATTCTTTTGGCTTGTAAGCTTTGTAATATTCACGAAGCAATTCAAGTATTTTTTCACTCAAAGGAACAACACGATCTTTTCTTCCCTTGGCATTTTTGATGTGAATAATCATTCGCTTTGAATCAATATCTTCAATTTTTAAATTCACAATTTCAGAAACTCTTAATCCAACTGAAAAAGCCAAGGAAAGTAATGTTTTATGTTTCAAATTTTCAATTTTAGAAAGTGATTCCAAAATATGATTTGAATCAATTACAACAGGCAATTTCTTTTCCTTCTTTGCATAAGGAATAAATCGAAATTTCATTGGCTGATGAACTGTCAATTTGTAAAACAATTTCAAAGCTGAATGTGCATGCCTTTGTGAATTGATGCACTTTGATGTTAGTAGGTACTTTTCAATTTCATCACTTGAAATATGCTTTGGTGAATCTTTTTCTTTGAATTTATTCAAGAAAATTTCTACTTGACAATAGTAGTTTTTGATTGTTGATGGCGAGTATTGTTTGACTTTCAATACTTGCTCATACTTTTCTAAGTAGTTTGAGTTTTTCATGCTCTATTTATTTGATTTTTAATTTTTTAAGTGTGGATGTTTACATATTATTGTTAGCAACAAAGCCATTAAGACTTCGGTGGAAACTCAATATCCCAACATTCATCACAGACAGTAAATGTGATATTCCCAACAGGTTTACCGCATTTGTGGCATATATTACGCATACAAGCGCATTGTTCTATTGTTTCCTTGCAGTTCGGACAAGGCTCAGTTGCTAACAAAGTATTAGCGTTATTGCCTTTGTGGCTTTCTGAAACTTCTGTCATAATTTTATATTTTTAGTGTTATTAATTAAATTCTGTGATGGCAACAACGCCAATACTCGACCGTTATAAGCAAGTGGGCGAAAATGCCCACCAGACTTATAACACGGGCTAAGAAGAAATAAACCCCTTGCCACCGCACGGATTAACCTAAGTACTTATTTCCGCTTTCATCCTCTTTGATATCAACTCCCGGTACAAAAGTCAATGCTTCTGCAAGTGAGTAAGTACCATCAATGTTCTTTTGTTGCGTTGTAACTTGCACCACGCATCCATGAGGTGTCTGCATTGCTTTTGTACTTTTCATCCAGCCTTGTTGCTCTGATGAAGCCTTGCAGATAAGCGAAAATAAATCTCCGTTGCCAAATACTTTAATGTCAGAGATTTTGGCTTTTGCCTCTGCTACATTTGTGTTGTCTAATGTTTTATTTTCCATTTTGACTTTTTGTGGATTTTACAAAGCCCGTCCAAGGCATTATCTTTATTCCCCTCGCTCAAAAAAGGGGTTTACTTCTCTTAGCCCGAAATCGTTATAGGGCATTTAAGAAACCTCGACCAATTCGACATCCTTAACTTTTACCCCACCATCTCCGATTACTGGCAATCCTGTTCCGAAACGATAAGTGGCACAATCCATCAATAATTCGTTTTCGCTTTCATACTCTTTGACAATCTCGTTATTGTCGTCAATTTCAAGTTCATACTTGTAAGTTACTTCTACTGTTACTGTTCTCATTTTGATAAAATTAAACGCCCTATAACATACGCTATACAAAAGCAGGGGCTTTACTGCAAATTGAAGCGGTGTGCATCTATTTATCATTTGTGGTAGGCTGAAAGGGAGTGCATCTTAACCCCTGCCTTCGTATAGCGTCAGCCGTTATCCAACAATCCACCAAATTAAAATCCAAACAATCACATTTGCCAACAATGTTCCAAAGAACATCAAGAAAAGTGAAAACTTTTTGAATCCTGATTTTATCAGTTTTGATTCATAAGTGTAATTCCACACTGAATAAATTTGACGAAAGCGGAAAATGAACAGAAATGTTCCAATAAAAAGCCAAATGAACAGCTTAAAAATTCTTGTGATTTTGTTTTTCATAATATTGATTTTTTTTTTACAAATATAAAACAGAAAAATGAATTAAATGAATTAAATATGAATTAAGATTTTTTTATAAGGGTTTTTTCTTGCTTAAAAATCTAAACATCACATTTTTAAGCCTTTACAAAAATAAATTTAAAAAATAAACCCAAGAAAAAAGCGCGGCTGTGTATGTTTAAAAAAATTAGAATTTATTTCTGATTTTTCGGATATGTGCGCTGGCTGTTTTTACTTGAATTTTATCTGATTTCAGCTTCAGGAATGAATGAATCGCCAAGTTTGTTTTGGAACATTCCAACAACAATCACATCAGCTGCATCACTGAAGTGTGTTGCATGTGCTTGATCAAATCCTTTGCGCTTTTCACTTGATTTATCTTTGCGAATGGATGCGCGATTGCCTTGAACTGCTGGTGCATTCTGCATTGAAATCAATAGTTCGCGACAGTTATTGGAGTTGAATCTAACATTTGGATATTCATTATTATCTTCATTCATGATGTTGTTCCATAGCATGTGCTTGATGTCGTGTTGTTCTTGCTTATGCCAATAAGTCATTGGCTGGATGGTCCAACCTTTTTTGATTAACAATGCGCTTACCTGGTCTGCATAAGTCATGGTTGAATTTGCTTGTGAATTGTTTCCGCTTGGATCATAGAAGAAGAAGATGTGCTTGTTTTGATGCTGTTCATAGTATCTACAAAATTCATCAATCAAATCATCAATGATGCGCGGATGCTTTACAAATATATTCTTCAGCATCCAAAGTTCATGACCGCGATCTTGTGCCACAACTAAACAGTTAATGTGCGCACCCCAGTCAATTCCAATTGTTAATGGTTGCAATGGATTTAAGTCTGAATCACCAGCGCATGTTGGTTCTGAATCTGAAAGCAATTGTTGGTAATATAAATTATCAAATGCTTTATTGTAACAGTGAATGTTTTCATCAAGCTTTGGATAGAAACATGTTTCCACTTGCTTCATTCGTTCATTCAATACTTCAGCACGAAAAAGGAAATCAGGCATGATTGCTTTGGCATTATCAAAATACTGTTGCCCTAAATTCTTTTTGTTCACATAGGCATTAGCTGAAAGGAATAGCACCTTTTCAGGATGAAGCTTTGCTTGTTCTTCATACTTAAAAATCCAATTTCCTTTGGCTGTTACTGGAGTTGATGTTGCCAAGGTGATTGAATGGTGCAATGAACAATCTTTGAATAATTTATAAGAACCATCTGGATAAAAAGCTTTCTTTTCTTCGCCACCGCGATTGGTTAACAATACATCTGTGTTAAATTGTTCTTCATCTAACAAAGCTGATTCATCGGAAACTACCCAATCAACATTCATTCCACGACCTGAAGCAGCACCACCATCTTGTGAAACAAATGCCATCACAGCACCATTATACCAATACATTGAATTGCTATAATCTAAAGGTGGTTCATAAGGTTCTGGCCACTTCCAAGATTTTGGTGGTTTTTTTCCAACAAAATAATGAATGTCTTTATAATATCCCAGTTGTTCTAATCCTTGAATAGTGGATGGAAGTGTTCTTGTTTTTATTTGCGCAAAAGATTGTGCCACCATTACACCAGTTGATCTTGGCATTTGTTTCACACATTCTGAAATATACAATGCAAGAATAGTGGATTTTCCTGTTCCCCTTCCCCAGCGAATAACGCGAATAGAAACTGAAAGCATGAAGAAAATAGAATACATAAACAATGCTTGTGCATCATTCAGTTGCAGTTCTTTATTCTGATTGTAATTCATCATCATAAGTTATTTCATTCATATCAAATGCACCTTGTCCAAGTATTCTTTGGAATATTTTTGAATTATTGGAATCAATGTTGATATTGATTTGCGTCATTTCAACTTTAGAAAAATCTGGCATATCAGGATCTGAAGAATCTAATCCATTAATCTTCATAATTAGTTCTTCATCCTTTTGAATGAGCTTGATTAATTTTTCATAATCAGCAGTTTTGCCATCTTCAAAGAATTTTCGAGCGCGCCTTTCATTGATTTCATTTCTTTTCATGGCTGCGTCAGTCAACACCAAGCGAAGAAAATCTTTTGTATGGGTGGAAATTGGTGCAAATAATTGAACACAATATCTGAAATCTCTATAAACATCATTATCAGAAAGAATGATTCCTTTATTCAACATCAAAGATTTATACTTCTTTTGCGCAACTATTTTGTTTCTGTTGGCGCGCAATAAGGACCAAGCAGTTTCCCAGCGTTCCACAAGTTCCTGTTCCCTTTTTGTTAACCTACCTTGATTCTTATAATATCTTTCAATGTTACCATAAGAATCTTCTATTTTTTCAATATCAGCCATTGATTATTTTTTCAAGTTTTGATTGATGTTTATTTAAAAGCCTTTGATATTTTTCGCGTTCTTCAGCTGTAATTTCTTTCTTTAGCAATCGCTCAAATTTGGCAATGTATGATTTCAGATTTTGGATTTCAATGAATTCTTCAGCTGTTCGCGATTGTTTAATAAATCTTTCTGGAATAGAACCAGCTTTCACTTTTCTTTTTTCTTCATTGATTCCATCAATTTGTTTTTGAATGCGCATTAAATTCAAAGCAATTTCATGCCGCTTTTCATCACTGATTGCATTATACAAATCAACATGGATAATTCCACGTTGGCGATAAAGATTGCGCCATTCAGATTCTAAACTTTCAATTATAGAATCATCTGAAGGAATATTGCTAACTGCAATAAAGCGATAATTATCTGGCCGAAGAATAGAATCTTCATTGCCTTCAGCATTGTTTCGTGAACTGGAATTATTGTTTTTAGAATTTCGTATGCTCGCGCATTTGCGTTGGTCCAATTGTTCTTGTTCTTCATAATATTCAAGCAATTTATCAGTTAATAATTGTTTTTTTGCTTTTGTTTCAGCACCAAATAATTCAATCAAAATTGATTTATCACAACAAATTCGCATAAATAAAGAAAGCCCAACATTGTAGTTGAGCTTTCCTTCAATATAAGATTTAATTGCGTTAATCAGGTTGTTCGCTTGGCTTTGCATTGGTTTTGGGTGCTATAAATTCAGCTCCTAAATTAACCAACCTTTGCGCATGAGCTAAGGACAATGTTTTCAAATCGATCACTCCGAATTTTCCAATTGAAAACTTTGAGATTAAACGAGGATAGTTTAACCTGATTTCAAACTTTTCAGCAACTTCTTTTGAAAGTAAAGAATTGAAATCGGGTTGCAATGGTTTTTTCTTAGCCATTAAACTAAACTCCAGTGACATCAATAATACCTTCATAGTACGGAGCTATGCGGCCAGTATTATCTTGAATTGTGATTGCCCATGTTTTTTCATCAGCCAAACCTGGTCCATTGTTTCCAACAGCTGCCATTCTTGTTGCTGGAACTTTATCATTTCCAATAACACGTTTGCCACCATCTTTATCTTCAGCAATGAAAACCATGCAAGAATTTGGATTAGCATCTAACCATTCATCTGAAGCAATTGTTTTTGGCAATTTGAATTCAAACTGTGATTGGAAAACTTGTGATCCAACAACCCCAACTTCTGTTTCTGTTAATTTACCAGTTTCAGAAATCACTTCCAATTGTGCGAATTTTTTTCCTGTTTTCAAAACAATATTTCCATCCAATGTGATGGAATCACCAACACCAGTTGTTGTTTTGTATTCAGGAAAAGTTTCAATGTCGCATGCACATACTGCATACAATAATGTTTTAAAGCCTGGAATGGTTCTTACACCACATTGACCAGTTAAATCTGCTATATCAGCCATGTTTTAAATTTTTTGTGTTTGTGAATAATTTAATTAATCAACGATTTCAATAACACCAGCACCCACTTCAATAAAGAAATCAAGCACTTCTGTATATTTTCCATCTTCGTTTTTGATCACTTCGCTTGAATCAACTAAATGACCATTTACATTTGTTTTTACCATTCCATCTTTAAAGCGAATTGTTTTCTTATGCGCTTTAGATTTGTATGTTCCAGGAACAACATTTGTTTTTTGGGAAACTTTATCAGTTACCAATTTCAATTCAGCAATTTCAGCTTTTAAAGATTCGTTTTCTTCCAATGCTGTTTGCAATTGTGATGGTGATTCTGCTAATTCTACCAATTGACTTTTCAAAGCTGCAATTTCTGCTTTTGCTTCTTCTAATGTGATTTCTTTTGCCATGTTTTTTTTATAAGATTAAAAAAAAGCCAGCCAATCATTCAATCAGCTGGCAAAGGTTTTATGCTTGATCGTTTACAAAGATT